CGCTGATGGCCGGCCTATTCTGGCGCTGATCATTCGTGATCTGATGCACGAAGGTCGGCATCTTGTTGATGGTTAGGCAGGGGCGCTTGTCTAGCGTTCGCGAGGCTCGGATGGCTTCTGGCCATTGGTCTCCAGCCTTGAATCTGAGATCCTCGAGCGCTTTTTGGCGGTTGACCGACTCCGCTGTTTCCACTCTCGCGAATCGTTTAACCAGCGTTCTAAGGAACGCATCAGGATCGCGCGACGTCGCAGCCGTCCCTCCTTCCGATTCATAGTCCGGCGTCCGGTCTGTGAGCGCTTCAGCCAAGGTTCACTTCCTTTGGCAGTTGTCCGTAGCTCATGGCTTGCAGCACATAAGTCTTGAATGCTTCACGCTTGGCGCGAAGCTTGGAGCCCGCATCCATTGGCGTCTCGCAATGCCAGGTGCCGATATTAGTCACTGCCATCAAGCGCACGACCTGCGCATCCCGCAGAGGGTCATAACGCTCGGTCTCGCAGAAACGGACAGTACCAGTCTCGGTCACTTCTTCTTGCCGCCACCCTTCAGTGGCTTGCCCGTGGCATAGCTCTGTTTAGTCGCCTTCTGGCATACCGCATATGGATTGACCTTGCCGCCAGAGGCCTTGACCTTCTCGACACAACGCGCGACTTTCGTTCCTTTGGGCATGATTGCCTCCTTAACGTTTCCTAGACTTGTACCGCTGGTAAGCTGCTTCCTGCTTGATCTTCTGCGCTTTCAGCATCTCGTCATACTGCGATTGCGTGACTTTGCGCGTTGGATCATCGCCCCTGACTGCAGGCATGGGCTGCGACGGCGTCGGAGCTGGCGTGGTCATGCCTTCCTCGAGCTGTCGTCCTCTACCTTTGATTGCCTGGACTGCAGTGCCTGTCATGCCGCCGAAGGTCTTGCTCACCTGCCTGGCAGGCTCCGAGCCGTTGAAGTTCTTGCCGCGTGCCATCATCGTCTCCCGTATTTGCTAGAAGTGACCTTGATCTTGCCGCCCTGCATGCCGGCCCGAACAGGCTTACCAGAGGTATCCTTCAGATACTTGCCAGGATCGGCAGTGACAGTCACAGCTGGTGCCATGCCTACATTGGTACCCGATTTGCGGTTAATGCCTGCAGGCTCTACCTGTGCCATCCTGCGTTGCATGCCGGGATTGTGCGGCATACCACTGAGCGGCTTTGGCTTACTCTCCCGCATCGGGTCAGGACTGAAGTTCTTGCCTCGAGACATAGTTTCATCCCTCTACATTTATCGCAGACCCATTCCCCGCTTATTGGAGATTTGGAAACTGCGGGATATCCACATAGATAACATACTGGCCGAGAACTCATCTCCCTATCCCATCCACATCGCGGCCTCATCGCCACGACTGTAATTGACGATTTCGACCTTGTGGTCAGGCTGTTTCTGGTCTGGGATGCCTATAGACTCTCCCAATGTGCGCAGAGCATCTGCAGCATGGGAATGCTGGTCATGCTTTGGCTCCTTGCTCCACTGGCCATCATCGTTCACGTCGTAGCGATAGTGGCGCAGATCCTGGAGGCCTTCCGCGCACTTCACCTCATCTATCCAGATCCGGTTCCAGAGCGCCCTCGTCGCATTGATGCCCATCTGGATCTTGGGGATGCGTGAGATGATCTTGACCTTGTGCTGAGCGTCTTCCATCTGGCGTTTGATGCTGGGCGCGCCGAGCGAGTCGTGCTCCGCGTCGTGAGGAAGATGATGGACGCCATAGACGTAGCCCTTGTCCTGCAGAACCTTCAGGTAATGCTGCAGAAGCTGCAGCCGGTTCTGATAGAAGTCGATCAAGTGGTACTCGAAGCCTACCTTCTGCGCGAACCAGATCGAGGTGCAGTCCGAGAAGCCTAGATCCCAGAAGGTATGCACCGGGGTTCGCATATCGAGCGGCACACGGGTAATGCGGCCATCTGCAGTAGCCTGGCGCAGCTCATTGGCGTAGATCGCACCATCCAGAGTGACCCTGCAGTTGCCCTCCCAGATAGTCAGATAGGCATCCTCATCCCTGGCCTTGAGGGTTTCCATCTCCTGGCGCATGACCTCGTTAAACCATGGGTTATCACGCCAGGTGAGCTTGTGAACTATGGCTCCAGGAGGAGGCTTGACTACGAACCGCTGATAGGTCTCATCTGTCGATAGCTCCGGGTTGAAGCTCACCCAGATCTCGGAGCCGGCCTTACGGATGGTGGGGATCAGCACTTCCCAGCTGCTGCGGCTGACGGTGTTGGCTTCCTCGATCCAGACCCGATCGACGCCCTCATAGGACTTGATCTTGTTGACATTGTGCCGCAGACCATCGAAGCCAAACTCTGTGCCGTTGATGCCAACGATTGCTTGCTGCTTGATCTGGTAGAAGTCCTCCAGGCCCATTATGGCGACCTGGTCTGCCAGTAGGCGGTGAACTGAGTCGGCTATGGAGGACTGGAATTCCCTGGCGCAGAGAATGCGCAGAGGGGACATCCAGCCTTGGATCAGAAGGGCTCGAGCGAAGCCCCAGGATTTGCTGCCGCCGCGGCCGCCGTAGGCGACCTTATAGCGTGCAGGCTCGAAGAGAAAGTCAAGTGCTTCCGGGATCTGCCACTTGTGCTGCACGTACAAACTCCACCGTGGCCTTTACTGCAACTGGGGGAGCGTTGCTGTCTCCAGCAACGGTTACTGCCTGCGATGGCTTGCCATCAAGCCTGTCGCCTAGTTCCTTGAGTGCTGCGATATCACCTTGCTCACATAGCTCGAGGAGCTTCTCGGCTAGCTCATCCAGAGCCTCTATCTGCTTGGCTCGGCTACGATGCGCTAAAGCCCGCTGGATGGCTTGGTCCCATCTGCGACCCTTTGTGGCATTTGTATTGCCAAGCTGCCCGCCGATATTGGCCATAATTCGATACGAATCTAAGTGCTAGCGCTACAAATCCTAATGCCTTGCTAGCAACGTGTCAAATACATACGTGTTAGTGAGCGCTAACCATACCTCCCCGTCCTACAAAAATATCTCTTTACTTCTATGCCCTATAGGTCGATACTATGAACTATAGGATGTAGCAACCAACCAAGGAGAAGCAAATGAACACTGCCACATATAGAAAGCAAGCTCAAGAACACGAAGACAAGCTCGAGTGGGGCCACGCAGCCGATGCTTGGCAGGCTGCGATAGATTACTTGTCCGCCAAAGCCGCTCATTCGGAACTGTATCAGGCGGATATCAAACGCATGGAAGAGCGCAGGAATGCTTGCGTGATGAGTCTACTTTGTGATGATGGAGTTGTGGAAAAGTGGAAATAACGCTCACAGGCTATAGGCCGATACTATGAACTGTAGGCTATAGCAACTAACCAAGGAGAAGCAAATGAACGCGAAACAGGCCCGTGAGATGTTCGATGCAGCCATCAAAGCTCATTCCGACCAGAACGCAATTGCACGTTTAGAACTGGCCCGCGAGTTCTTCTGCAATCCTGCCTTTCGCAAAACACTTGAACAAAAAGTGTGGGAAATCAATACCAAAACTGCCTAATTCCAAGGAGAACATCATGAGGTTTCCTGAAATCCTGATCACCACCCGCCAAGCCTACGGCCATACCCGCATCTACCCTGCCTGCCGGATCTCACATTTGCTATGCGAGATCAAGGGCAGTCCATGCCTGATCAAGCGTGATCTCGAACGCCTGCAGGAGATAGGCTTTACTGTTCGCGATGTCACTCCAAGGCTAGACGAGAAGGCGTCAGAATCGGCCTAAGCGGCTTCCTAGGTGTCTTAGTACTCAGATAAGGCCCGACATGCTCCAGCCCGTCCTGGACCGTTCTGACGAGTCCTAGAGGCATCCGCGGTGCAATCATGCTTTCCAGCTCGGCAGCCTGCTAGCATCATCAGCCCCTGGCCGTCTAGGCGCAGGCTGCTCAAGCCGTAATGGCTGCCATTCCTGTCTGTAAGGCGCTGGCCCTCCAGTTTTCTCAGGAAGATCATAGAGCTTGGGCCTGCCAACATAACACCACCCCATCTTCTGCGCCTTGCTGTAGCACTGGGACGGGCGCCGATCGTATCCGGCAGCTCGCAATGCCTTGGAAGCAGCTTCTTCCCCGAGATCCATAGTGCGCTTGAGTATGCGCAGCTCTGTCTCCGTCCATTTGCATACATGACTTACTTCGTAGCTCATCCTTCCTCCCCAGGCTCGCGCCTTCCGAGAATAGATTTCACGTCTACCGAGAGTTTGCGCCAGGTATGGCCATCGCTCTTGTGCGGTGCGTCATGCAGGAAGACGTGAGCATGGTCACGGCAGTACCAAAGTCCGGAGCCATTGGTTGATGGACTCAGAGTGCCGATATTTGGACAGCGCTGGCCGTAGTCGTTGTAGGCGCAGCGGGTATCTGTTGGAGTAGACGATCCTGTTTCGGAGTTAGCTTTAGCCACGGTTCTGTTCCTTCAGTCTGTCACTGATGCGGGAACGGAATTGATCCCAAGATTCTCCTGCTTTGGCCGACATGCCGAGCTGCCTGGCCATCCGCTCAGTATCTTGCTCAGACTTCCACCAAGCGCTGGAACTTTTTGCCCATGTTCGAACAGCTATCGGCAAT